GAAGCTATAGAAATTAAGAAACATCGCCAGCAGCTAATGAATGAGGAGCACGCCAAATCAATGACAGATGCTCCTATGTGGGCCAAGCCGTTTATGGCAGCGGACGATATTGCTCGCGTCGGCGCTGACAACGTTACGATGGGGTATCTAGATAAGATGCTCGAGCATTTCAATCCAAGTAGCGAAGAGGGAATGAAGACGAAGGCTGCTCGCAGCAGAATGGGAAGTGCGGCTCCTGCTGTCGACGTGGGAAGTGCAGCAGCTATGTTGCCAAGCCTCGTTCCGAGAGGAATTGGTTATTTGGGTGGAGGAGCTTTGGCTCGTGGCATAACCGGTATTACGGGAGGTGCTGCCGAGGGTGGGGTCATGGGCGGCATCAGCGCGACCGGGCATGACCGGCCAGACGCCCCCGTGGACACAGCGGGCGGCGTCGGGTGGGGAGCGGCGGGCGGTACTCTGGGTCAGGCGCTGTCACCATTGACCACCAAGGTATCGAAGTGGTGGCAGGGTATTGACGATTCGGTTCCTGCGGGTATCCGATCGAAAATGATGCAGGCACCCAAAGGGCAGAAGGCTACCCCGAGCGCAGCGGATAAGGTCAATTTTGCTGCGAACACGGCGGAGTCCAGGGCAGCAGTTAGCGACAAGCCATTTGCGGTGCAACAAGAATTGAAGGACGCATTCGAGAAGCTGCTCCGCAAGGACCCAAAGCCCTTCAACAAGGAGCAGAAGTCTCTTATGGAGAAGATATCCACCAAAGAGGACCCAGCTACTTCCTTATCCAGGAAGGGCGCGGATATGCTGGGTAATAAGTTAGCTATGGCTACAATGTCAGTGGGTGGAGGCGCGGGCGGTGGCGGACTTACGGCGATGCTTGGCATTCCCGCCGCGATGTCCACCGGTTCGAAGCTGCTTGGTAAAGTATCGGAGGGCGGAACCAAAGAAGCGCTGGACGATTTGAAGCGCGCGATGGCGGGCAAGTCCAGGTACAAGGGTATTCTATCCCAAGACCAAAAGGCTGCATTGGCTTCCGGTGTCCGCCAGCCGTTTATCAGCCGGTACGACGAGGAATACTAGCCTATTTCCATTGCCATTTTTCTTTGCCGAAGTGCTGGAATACGGCTTGTACTATGTTTTCCTTAGCTTGGAGCGCTAATGTTATTTTGTGGTCCAGCGGAGTACCCCAAATGTCCACGTATAAACAACTCTCTGTCTGTCCGTGACGGTGCATCCGGTCTTCGATTTGGCTTCGGTCATCCAAAGAGTAAGAATTCTCGGCAAACACCATCGTACTACACTTATCAACAATATCGGACCCCCCTAGAAGGGTGTGCCCATATTTCCCAGCGCGGATTTGCACTAGGATAACTCGACAATTCGGATCGTTGTTGAATTTATCCTTGTGGCTTTGGATTTCCCCAGGTTCCATCCCGCCGCTTATGTGCGCGGGGTTATATTCGGCTAGGGAGCGTTGCAGCAGGGATAAGGTGTAGCGATGAATGTATGGTACAATCACCTTACCGGTCACTTCTTCTATGAGTTCCCCAACCAACTTGAACCTAGGATTCTCTTCTGGGGAAACCAGTTCTTCTATAACGCCATCTTCCTTGATTATGAATCCCGATTGTATCTGAGCCAGCTTTATATACTTGGTGATAAAGGCATCTACTGTCACCACTTCCGACCCCAACCACAGCACGAAGTCATCCTCCATGCTGTTGTACATTGAAGCCAGCTTGGGCGTTAGCTGGTATTGGCGCGATGTGTACACCTTCTCAGGCAGGTCCGTCCAATCTTTCTTGGAAGCCCGGAAGATGTACTTTTCGATAGTAGCGGCGAGCAGCTCTTCATTTTGAGCACCCACCACTTTCTTACCTTTGAACCCGCCCATCTTACAGAACGTTGTCTTGAATGGAAAGAATTTGGTACTTATAGCATTTATCGCTCGCATCTGCGCCCAAAGATCATGGGGGCCTTGGGTCACGGGTTTTCCCGACAGGATGCGTTGGTAAATGAACAAATCTTTGATCTTCAACGCAGCCTTGGTCTGTAGGCTGTTGTAAGTCTTGATTTGGACTGATTCATCCAAGACCAACATGCAGTTCCTGTTATGTGTGAATTTCGCTATGTAATTTTGGGCTTCGTCCTTGCGGATAGCTTCGTAGTTTATCACCAATACTGGGGGACTCTTGAACTCAGTCTTCAAGAACTGGCCATTTTCATAATCTGCACCGGAATTGAAAATGTGAGGGTGGACTTTTAACCCATGTTTGCTTATTTCGTCTAGCCAACCAGTCTTGAAGCTATTTGGGCAGACCACCACAAGCCTAGTAGCTTTCTTGGTGTCTACCAAATCCATGAATTCGGTCAGGGCCGTAAGAGTCTTCCCCAGGCCCATGTCCATAAAGTAGGCAAATCCTGCCTTCCCGAAAGAGGCTTGTAGCGCCTTGCGCTGTACTTCTAATAGTTCCATTATGGGTGCACCTTGCTTGCTTCAGTATCTACGGCTGCTATCCACTTGACACATAAGTCACTAATGTGACCGGGCCATCCAAGTTTTGTTTGAATGAAATCGAATATGGCAGAGCGCAGTCCCTTTCGGTGATTTCTCACATAAAAGTTGCCCATGTGCCATTCGATCGCTAGGAAGTGGTAGGCTTCTAACATATCCGCCAGCTTCACTATCGCCTTTGTTTTGTCGCTAGCATCAGTATACCACGCCGTCGCCCCCACGTCAATTCTCTTTTCGTCGATGTTCAAGTAAGCCTTTGCTGGGGAGGGAACATCCCCGTAAATGGCTTCGTCGTCGTCATGGTGGAGCGCTGCTTGGGATAGCTCGAACATTTCCTCGAAATCGACCACCCCAAAATGGGGCGCGATCTTGATACATATTCGCTGCACGTTGAAGCAATGCTCCGCCACCGATTGTGTTTGGACAGTTCTAACTATTCCCCACCGCTTGACCACGCTAAGCCGGTCGTCCAATTCGTGGAACAGAGAATCATTCTGGTTCATGTTTCACCCCCTGTCGCCTTAACGCCACATAAGCTAAGAATGAGAAATTTGCTTGGTCCATTAGCTCTACCAGCGAATTTTCGTTGAATTTATCCTCCTCCAATTGGTTCTCAAATTCCACAATCTCCTCTACAAGGAGATCCATTATGCGCGGCAGGGATTCGATCGTTGGGGTATCCTTGTGGGAGTTTTTATCTAGCTTCTTTATCATCCCCGCGAAGAAATCGAGCAGCAAGGGGTGCCAATCCCGTAGCGAATCGGGCACTTGAACAAGTATATTGGTCGGCATGTTACACCGGCAGTTCGGTTTGGGAGTGATCCAACATGTAACACGAGACATCTTTTACGCGAGGCCCGTAACCGTATATCAAGATAAAATCCAGGCCCATATTTTCACGAGCATACCGAATAGATCGTGCCAGTTCGTCCTGGTTGGATATGCTTAGATAATCCATGTGGCTTAGGAATACGATGCTCGGATTATTGGCGTAGCAAGCCTCGTGGAACTGCTCCATCGAGAATGTAGCGACACGGCGCACCCGCTTCGTCACCGTGGTTAGCTCGGGTTCGATTCGTAGATGCTCCCAAGTAGTCTCGTACTGGTCGGGGTACCAAGCGCCGCTGGAATGGCCGTCCACGTCGCCTACTCGAATGGGGTAGGTGCGGATAGCCATATAAGTGTGTGCCAATGACGCCGGGGGAAGCCTGGCGTCGGCTAATCCCTGCATAACGGTGCACTCTCTACTTGTTACCTTGGGGTAGAAGTGAGAATTGATGCCCAAGCTGAACCCTTGGGACACCTCCATAAAATAGGGGGCTTTCTCCGGCTTCATACGGTGCGCTTGGATTACCACATTGGCAGCGACACGCCCAAGGGAGAAACCGGCGATGGCAGAATGCTCGCGTAGCACCTTGCGTGCGATCGCTGATCCAGTACCGCTTCTAGTACCGGCGACCGCTGCGATGGAACCCGCATGTTCTGCCTGCTTGTCCTCCTCCGATACCACGGCGGCATTTGGGTGCACGAATATGGGCAGATTGGGATAGCGGTTGGCTTCCTCGCGGAGGATGTCTATGTCTATTACCGCCCCCGCCGATAAGTACACCGGTATCGTTATGCCCTTCTTGTATAGATATACGGCGAATGAAGGCAGCTGCTTGAGCACCACTTTTTCGTCGTCCACGTAGAAGGTATGCCCGCTATTGGGTCCTCCGCTGTAGATAGCCCCAGCGAATAGCCCCGCTATTCTCAGCTTGATTGCTTGCTCCGCGATCCACGCAGATAAGGCCCCCTTGCCAGTGGAGCCGAATTGGCCATCCACGACACAGTGGACCCCTTTGTCTTCAAATAGAAAGCTATCCATGTTAGACTCTCTCCCGCACCATTGCCGCGATTGAAGTGTAACCCGCTGCATCCACGTAGTTATCGTCGCCGCTGCCGTAAGCCGATCGGGCGATCTTCAGCATGACCATCATTTGGGCTACGTCGCTGGCGTCCACTTCAGTCCACCCACGAATTATGGCGACGTGCTTGATGTACACGGACCACAGTTCAGCTATCATAGTGAATGATGCTTCTGTATCGCCGTGCTGATCGCCTCGCTTATTGATTGCGTCTATTGCCTCGCTCAACACCTTTGTCGCTTTATCGATGGGGTTGTGCTTAACTTCGTCCACTATATTGGGTCGCTTCTTAGACTTAGCCATTATTTCCTCCTTGAGTTGTAGTATTGAACCAGCTGGTCGTGGAATTTCATATCGCTCGTAGTTACTGAGAAGCAATCTCTGGGCTTGATTTCCATTTGGGGTTCGTGGAAGTAGTAGACGCCCTCTAGATAGCCAATCATTAGGGGAATTACGTGGCCGGAGCCGTGACCCACATTTCGTATCCGCTCCAGTTCTACGTGTTGTCGCAGCGTCGGACCGAATGTGGGGTATCTTATCATCTTTACTTCGGTCATAAATACCGGTAGCCCAAATGGGATAAGGATTACATCGAATATCCCCACCCCATATTGGTCCTCGATGCGGCGGCCATAACCGCCACATTCCTTCATCGATTTTACCATGTTACGCTTTACGTCTGCCTCATTCATTCAGTTCTGCCTTGTCGTACCACCATTTGGTTACGACGAATGTGCGGTTCTTGTTTTCGTCCGGGTCGCTCATGGAAACTACTTGCGACTTGGGCAACCATACTTCCTCTTTGGGGCCAGTAGTCGGTTCGATCAAGTAAGCTTTGGCCGTAGTTACCTCGATGCGGCCCTCAATTTCCACCGTAGCATCACCTTCTCTATAGGCCATGTTAGTCCTCGTATTTGTCCAGTTTATCGCCGTAGGAAGCCCTAGCCCAATCGTAGCCGGAGCCAAGGCCGAACGGAATGGGGACGATCAAGCCCATTTCTTGGGCTACCCCTTCGATGGATGCTATTAGGTCCTTGGCGTCGTGGTCAGGATTACGCTGCCACAGAAGGCTGTCGTGGATAGTAAGTAGGACTTGAAGGTCTTTAGGGTACGCGTCTTCGTACTGACAAGCGCGGAGTAGGCACATCTTGAGATGCTCGCCACCAACATTCTGTATGATTCTAGATACGGCCCTGTAGGCGAATTGCGGGTTGTCGCAGTACGCCCGCCTCCCGAGTAGAGTCTTGACATATCCCCTCCGCTTAAATACCGTAACGGCTTGGTCTTGGAACACCTTGATGTGAGGAAATGCGTCCGTGAGGAAGACACGATGCGCGGCTCGTGCCCGCTCCAAGTCCCATCGCATGTGTCCTGCGAGCGTAGGGGGAGACATCATCGTCAGCATCCCCATCGCCATGCGCTTGGCGGTGTCGCGGTCCAGGTTCAAGAGAGCGGATGCTCTGTCATGGATATCCATAGTTCCATTTCGGTAGCCGTCAACCAAGACGGGATCACCTGAATAGTGAGTAAAGAGCCGGGGTTCTTGCTGCTTGGCATCCGCCTCTTCGATAACGTAGCCTTCATCGGGGATGACCAACTTCCTAACGACCCTTCCAACATCAATGTTCCGTTTAGGAAAAGCTTGAAGGTTTGGCTCGGAGCATGAGAATCTGACACCTGCTACTCCATAATCATCCGACTTGGACTGATTGAGGATGGGGTGGACTCTCCCATCTACGTTGTGAGTACTTATAAGCGGGGTGATAAAACTGTCCCGCGCTTTCTCCAATCTACGAACTGCTAGGATAGAGCTTCCTATATCATTGGTAGCCAGCCATTTTTCGGTGAATGAGAACGCCCCCTGATCGGTGCGGGCGAACTTATCGTCGGTGTAGCCGTTCAACCGGTATAGTTGCTCCACCGCTTTGGATGACCGCACGTTGAATCCAGGAACAAATACTTTGCTCGCATCGGATATGGCAACCTTCATGTCGTTCATTATGTGGCTAGAATAGCCATCATCGATTTTAAGGCCCCGATGGTGCATTCTGGCTACGTAAGGGATTAGGTCGCACTCCAGCTTCCACGGTTTGCGGATGTCGTCACTGTCTATAATTGGCTGCTGCGCCTTGCACAGCTCGAGGGTGCTTATACCGTCGCCGGTAGCATATTCTACGACTACTGGCAAGTCCCCTGGCAGACGCCAAAAATTCTTCATCTGCTTGCGGTCGGGGATGCCGCCGAACCTACGAGCTAATTCGGCGTAGACCTCTGTGCCCTTCTTTAGCGCCACCTTGCGTCGGAGGGTGCAATCTTCTAGGCTGTACCCTTGGGTAATGTCACTAATGATCGCCTCATTGATCATTGTATCTTCCAATGGAGCGTAAAGTACAACACCATGACGAAGACTGATCCGTAGGTCAAAACCGAGATTGTGGCCAATAGTGCGGTAACCCAATTTTCCACGCTCGTGGAACGCTGCTGCAAGTTCCTTCTCAAATTCCTCTGCATTTGGTATATTTCCCCCCGATTCGTGCCGGACTGGCACATATATTGAATACTCGTCGTTCGTCACCACCCAACCACATACCTTATCCTTGGTGGTAATGCCGGTGGTTTCCGTATCGAACGCTATTGGCTCCTTACAGCACCTGACGATGTAAATCGCCAAGTGCGGATCGATCAACTGCTTCATCTATCCTCCACACAGAAAATAAGGCGGGCATTTGCGCCCGCCCCAAGTTAGCAGGTTAGAACGCTGTATTGCCAGTGTCCGCCTTGCCAGCGGTGGTGTTGTCGTACACCGGCTTGTCTGGCATATCCTCGTTCTCGTCGTTGGCCCTCCAACTCTCCTTGCTGAATTGGTCGTACATTCGGAAGCATATGTCCGATGTAGGTGCATCGGTGAAGCCAGCCCCGGAGTAGGTGAAGTTGAAGTATGGCCCCTCGGCTCCCTTCTGCTGGACCGATCCGATGGTGTATACCTGACAGTAGTGCGGAACCGGCTTGGAGTCTATCCGCGACAACAACTGCTGCATCGGCTTCACGCTTGATCGCGTATTGATAATGATGGAGGGGCTGATATCGGGGAAGTCGAGCAAGTGCCACATCATGTTGTACGTGAGGCTTGCTGCCGGGGGCGAATTGGCATCCCCCGGAATGGAGGTGCCGAACTGGTCAAGGCCGGATTCGGCTACCGTCTTCTTGGTTCTGTACGTAATCGTAGAGGGCGAGTTCTTAGGTTTGACGCTGAATTCGGCGTCGGCTGGCTCCCAATGAATGCCGTCCATCGCGCGGGCCAGAATACCACGATCGTCATTCCGTGGTGCCCAAAGCACGTACGACTTGCGGATCATGATGGGAACTGCCTTTATCGTCGGCCCCAGGTTCTGCAGCGCGATATTGTGCCAGAATTGGCCGGCCTTGGCTTCCGGGAAGTCCACCAATTCGGGCGAGATTGCCTGAATTAGCTTGACCCTTGGAATGATGCGATCGCTAGAATCGAGGTTGCCGATCTTAGCCTTCTGGTATTGGGCCAAGTGAGCCGGAAGCCCGCTGTCCGCTGGTTTTGCTACTTCTTTAGCCATGTTACTTGACCTTCGTGATGCTGGTGTAAGTCATGATGTTCGTTGTGAACGTTGGTTGCGGGAGGTCGATCCCTTCCGCGTTTAGCTCTTTGGCTAGCGCGCCCAATGTCTGGGCGTTAACAGTCTCCTGAATTACACCACCATGCTCGTTGGCGCGGAGCCACTCGAACCCCGCTTCCTTGTCAGGCATGGAAGCAGACCAGCGCGTCCCAAGGGATACCCTGCCCACTCCTTCGATGGTGATTGTTCGGACGTTGTGTGCCCGCATTGCGTCGGGCACCCTTTCCCGCGACAGGTTCTCCTCGATTTGGCTGAGGGCTTCGCGGGATTCTTTGATCAGGGCATTTGCCCATCGCAGCTTGTCGTAGTGCCGAATTACCTGAATGTGATCGGCGGTAGCAACCACATCTTCGGTCTGTTTCCTTACTTCGGCCGTTACCGCTTGCAGCGAACTGCATATTATTTGTAGAGTAGTTATAGTGCTATCCTGCATGTTCTACACCCGTTGCTCCGGCCACATGATGATGGCCGTAGAGATAGTGTAGCATGCCGCGCGGCGGCTGTCAAGATCTATTTACATACGTGAAGACCCGCTGGCCGTGAAACCAGCGGGTCCCGCGAGGATAGAGGTGTGGGTGCGGCTCGTAGGGAGCCGGGGACCTCTATCTCACTTACGCAGCCGTCTTCTCAGCCGGCTTCTCAGTTGCCGCTTTGGCTGCGCCGGTAAGAGCCGGCTTCGGGAGGCTGATTTCGACTTCCTGATCGTCGAGGCCAACCGCCTTGCCATTCTTACGGACGAACGTCGCCAGCATGTTCCGAAGAGTCATGCGGGCGCGACCTTCCGCACCGTGACGCTTCTCGGTCACTTGGTTCCGGTAGTGGTCCACCTTGTCCTTGGCGACTCCGTTCTTCAAGCAGAGTTGGAAGAACTTTTCGAAGTCGAACTTGCCCTCGGCGGTGCATTGCGCCTTGATGAAAACGGCCAGCGGATCGTCGCCGCCGTTCTTATATCGGCCCGAATACTTCGACGGGACGATGGACTTTGTGGTTTTCGCTTCCTTCGGAGCCTCGGCGGGTGCCGCCTCTTGATTTACATCACTCATTACTGTTCTCCTTGTTTACTAGGGGCCATCCCCTACCCGCGACTATAGCACGCCCCGGCTTTGCTGTCAAGTACTGCTTGAACATTATAGTATCAAATTCCGTGGGTGAACCTGCCCCCCATTCCACGCCACGGTTTCGCTCCCATGAATTCGGATTGGTTAATGCCGTAATCGTCCTCGGTGAATTCGTACCGGGATTCCAACTTCACACCTATTGCTAGGCTGAACTGCTCGGTTAGGGAAGCCATTTTGTATTTAAAGCGCCAGTATTTAACCGACTTAGATGCCCACGATTCGATTAGGCCCGCACTCACGAACTCGTCAAACACGTGTCGGGGCTGAACAAACCGAATGCGCATGGACTCACAAGTATCGGCAACGCGCTTGTTGAATTCGACTGTGGTGAACGGGGCGGATATATCCAAATCCTCCCAAACCCGGCCTTCCTCGATGATAGCCTTAGCAATTCGGCGGGGATAGGACATATTCGATTCGATGATGTGGCTATCGGCACCGGACGAGAGGGATGTGTTTTCCAAGTCATGACGATTGACTTTCAACGTGTTGAATATGTGCATGTAATGTTGCTTAACATCCATGCGGTGAATAAATATGTTGAACTCGTCAAAGAACGGCTTTAGGGTTACGGTCCAAGTTTTAAAATCGACGTCGGTCTTGTTGAGGAAGTCCTTGTCGTATGTCTTAATGTAGAACAGAGCGCGGTCCTGTGTATTCTGTTGACCGATATTCATGTCGAATCGATTGGAGGCGAATACCACGCGAGCAAAGATGCGGTAGGTTCGTGCGGATTGGAACTTCTCGGCCCCGCCTAATCGGTCAGCGCGAATTAACTTCTTAATTTCGTCGGTGCTGGCTTCACTATAGAATTTAGCTTCATCAATGAACACAAACATCTTGTTGATGAAGGGTTCTACGGAGAATACTCCCTCTAGGATTTTGGGTGAGGCTGAACCCCACTGATTCTGAAACAACTGCTCCAAGAATACGTTGCCGAAGAATGACTTACCGACACCCTGGCCACCTATAAGTACCGGAGCTATCTGTTGCTTCTGCCCCGGAAATTGGACAGTCCAAGCTACCCATTGTTTAAGCCAATCCACCTGCAGTAAGTTATCCTGTGTTAGATAACCCAATAGCTGATCCAGCATCGCATTACACTTAGCAATCAGCGCCGGATCGGGTTCGGTAGCAGGTAGAATTGGCCAGCCTCGCCACGTGTTGAACACCGTTAGCGTTCCCGGTTCGGAGTCTTGGTCGTCAGAAATGGTATCCCCGGCGCGGGTCAGGCGAAATATAGAGCCGGGGTTGAAGTCCGGGTATAAGTCTCTTGCACCCACACGTCTCCGTAGCGGGGAAGACTCAAACAGCTTGAACACCGGCTTCATCTTGCCGGCTACTTCCATCAGGTCGTTTCGGTGCCGACGATCCAGCTCATTTCCATCGTGAACGAAGCCCGACATGGTGTAGAATCGGTCCCGGTCGATGTATTTATCATCGGTTTCATCGTATAAATAGCGATCTGCCATCTGCGTGAGAGGCGAAACGTCCACACCCGGCATAAATACGGTTCGGAGGGCGAGCATACTTTCGATACCGATATCTGATTCAAGCGCGGGCCATCCAGGAATCTTGGCATCGGGGTTGTTATCCAGCTTCTTGATCGCATCACGGAACACTCGCTTTCTCATGAAGGCTTCATGGTCACCCAATTCGCCACAGATGAAGTCTAACATACTCTCGGCTGTCTCGGCAGAT